AATATGTCAAGTTAAGGATTTAATATGTCAAGTTAAGGATTTAATATGTCAAGTTAAGGATTTAATATGTCAAGTTAAGGATTTAATATGTCAAGTTAAGGATTTAATATGTCAATCTTTTATCACTTGACATATTAAGGTATATACATTATGATTTTAGTATGAAATTTAATAAATTTGCTTTGATTTATAATTTTAATTGAGCATTTTTTATATTTATTTTATTTTAAATATGTCAAGTTAAGGAGATAGAGATGGAACCAAAAAGAGATGAGATTTTATTAAAAGATAATATTTTAGTAAAAACTAAGTATGATTTAACTACAATTGAAAATAAGTTATTTACTATGATTTTATTTAAATTACAAAAAGAAGGAAATTTATTAAAATGCAAAATGACACATTCTCAAATAAAGCAAATTGTTAAAAATAAAAATGAAAATACAATACGAGGAATAAGTGATATACTAGATAAATTAAGTGATAAAAGAATTCATATACAAGAAATTAAAGATAATAAAATAAATTCTGTCTGGCATAAATATAGGTTGATAAATGGATATAGTTATGATGATGAATATAATACATTTGAAATAGAGTCATCTGAAAAAATATATTCATTAGTATGTAAAAAATTTAAGGGTGGAGGATATACTCCTGTTAATTTAGCTGTATTTCTTTCTCTTAAAAATCCATATGCTCAAAGATTATATGATTTATTAAGGTTATGGAGTGGAACAAAAAATAAAATATCTTATAGTGTAAACGATTTAAAAATGTATCTTATGTTAGAAGAGGCTTATGCTGAATATGGGAATTTTAAACGAAGAGTTATAAATCCTGCTATTAAAGAATTAAATTCAAGTGGATATTTTGAAATTCAAGTAGAAGAAGTTAAGTCCGGAAGAAAAGTAGAAAAAATAAATTTTATAGTAAAAGACTTGGATAAAAGAGTATATTTTGAAAAAAAGGAAAACCAGAATATAATAGAGATAGATAAAAATAATTTTAAAGAAATTGAATCAGAATCACGAAAAAAATCAGATGAATTTTATATTCCAAATAAAAAATTATTTACAGCAAAAACTTTAGAAAATTTTAAATCTGATTTTGAAAATTATGATTTTAAAGATAGTACATATAAAAAATTATTACAAGAAGCAATTTTAGTAACGTTAGAAAAAGATGATGAAGAAAAAATTAAAGTTAAATCTTATAATTATTTTAAACAGACCTTAGAAAATAAAATTAAGAACAATAAAACTAATGGAGTTAGGAAACAAAAAACTAGATTTCATAATATAAATCAAACATTTGAAAAATATACATCTGATGAGTTAGAGAAAATATTGTTAGAAAATCAAAAGGATAAATTTAAGGCTATCTAAAAATAAAGTAAGATAAAATTAGGAGAAAATAGAATGTATTATTTATATAAATACTTAGATCCAACAACAGGGGAGTGTCTTTATATAGGGCAAACTAAGAACCTTTATACTAGGCATTTAAATCATCTTAGCAATAAAAATGAGCAATGGTGTAATAATTCAATAATAATGCAATATTTAGAAGTTCCAGATAAATATAATCTAGATTTTTTAGAAATGTATTTAATTAATATAGAATCACCTAAGTATAATACAGTTGGTAAGAATAGGATGGATTGTGAGTTTATTAAAATAGAATTTAATCCAGAATGGCAAATTTACACTAAAGAAGATTTTTTAAAAAATTCTATTGAAAAAGGCATAGAGTTGGGTGTAACTTATAAATTTAACAATACTAACTACGTTGTACTTAAAACTTTAATAGAAAAAAATTGTCCGAGTAAAATTAATTATAACCAGTCAAATTTAAGTGTAGAATTTGAGGTTAATGAGGATATGTTCAATTTAATAAATTGTAATTACTTATTAGATATGAGTTATATTGCGCCATGCATTGAAGGAGAAAGTTTCATAATTGTTATTGAGAGATCTAAAAGTTTAGATAAAAATAGTAAATATATTTCAGGTAAAATTGAATTTAAATTACACTTAAAGTCTTTTAGTCAAATAATTAATAAATTATTTGAACCAACTAAAGAATTATACGAAATTATAGATATAGTAAATGAATTTTTAAAGATTATTAGAATTGATAAAGATTGGGAGCAAGTATTAAATTATATTGAAAACAAATAAAAAGGCGCATGCGATATGTGCTTTTTTATTTGCGTAAATTATTTTTAATGCAAACAAACATTATTAATAAATTTTATATACATTAAAAATAATTTATTAATAATGTTTATTCAGTCGTTAAAGGAATATCGGTATAAATGTATAATAAGTTAAGATAAAGTTATTTATGATTTAGTATAAAGTTAAAAGTAAAGTATAAATAAATTAAAACTAATTTATTTATACTTTACTTTTAACTTGTAATAAACATTTAATTATATTAAAATAAAAAGTGTTTAAAAATTAAAATAAAATTAAAGATAATTTATTTATAATTTATTTTTAATTTAAAAATAAATGAGGTGTAAATTATGAAAATATGTTCATTTTTCAATGTTAAAGGTGGGGTTGGAAAAACTACTTTAACAATACTTACTGCAATGAAATTAAGTAAAGAAGGTAAAAAAGTATTACTTATAGATGCAGATACTCAAGCAAATCTAACTCAATTCTTATATAAAGTAGTTCACGAAGATAAAACATTATTTCAAATGCTAACAGAGAATGCAACAGCAGATGAAGTAATACTAAAAAGTATATTAGATAGATTTGAAAATATCGACTTAATTCCAAGCGATATAAGTTTAAGTGTATTATCTGAATATCTATCAACTCAAATGGGAAGAGAAAAGGCTGTATGGAGATGGTTTAAAAATAACATAGAAGCAGTAGAAAAATACGATTATATATTTGTAGATTTATCACCAAGCTATGATCTAATAGCTAGGAACTTTATGTTAATTTCAGATAGCATTATAACTCCAATTGAATATCAAGATATTGCTAGTATAAGGGGATGCGAATTATTCTATCAAAAGTTTAGACAAGACTTAGAGTTCTTAGATATACAAACAAATGTAAAAAGAGCTGTTGTTATAAATTCATATACAAGTAGGAAACTATCTACTGGTGATTTATTTAATAACTATTTAAATGAATTTGAAGATATAAAAAGAGATTTATTAGAATCTAAGATTAGTGATACGACTGTAGTAAAGAATGCAATTTTAAATAATATGGATTTAGAAGATTATTGTAGAAAACAAAAGAAGGCTCATAAGGTTAGAGAAGAGTTTAATAATCTAATAAAAGAATTAGAAGAAAAGGAAGTGCTATAAAATGGCTTTAGATGTTTTTAAAGAAGATGTTAAAGATATAAAAATAAGAAAAAATGACTATCAAACTAAAGTAGATAAAGTCATAGAAAACAATATAAAAGAAGAAGATATATCAATAGGGACTTTAAATTTATTAGATATGGAAGAAGAAAAAAAGATAGTAAAAACACCTCAGACTATTTATCTTGAAGAGGATGATTTAAAGCTTTTAAAAGCAGTATCTTCTATAAAAAACACAACTATAGGTAAGACAATAAATAATATAATTAAAGTTGCTGTAGAAACTACAAAAGCTAGTTTACCAGCTGATTTCGATATAGATAAACAATCATTAAAATATGATAGAGATAATAAAGTAAAAAAGAATAAGAAATAAATTAAAAAAAATGTATAAATAATTTATAAATAAAGTAATAAAAAATTATGTTAAAGATAATATTAGAATGAATTTAATTATACTAAAAATTTACATTAATTAATTGCTTTACATAGAAGTTTTTTTGACACATATTTATATAAATATGCATATACTATATAAATAGCTTGTGTTATATAAATAGCATGCTATTTATAATTATTTTCAATCATGGGTTAAAATAGATAGGGTTTAATACCTTATCTATTTTTTTATTTATTATAAGTTAACGAAACAGTTAAAATTTCCTATTTATTAAAAAGAAAATAGATAAATATAAAAATAAGAATACTTAACTTAGAATAAATTTTTTGCATACACTTGTTTTTATCATGGTATTGGAAATTAATTTTTTTAATAGAACAAAAAGGCTATGAATATATGATCATAGCCTTTTCTTGAAAATAAAATAAATATTTTTAACTTAAAACTATATATTTTATATTAACCTATTAAAGATACAGCATCTGCACAAACAAGGTAGAATTTGCCTTCAGGTTCATTTCCAAGTATTATTACATTATCTTTGTTACCAATTACTTCTACATCTTGAAGTGCTAATGAACCTGCTGTTAATGTAACAGTACCAGTTATATTTGCACCTGCTACTTCTTTTAATATTCCTTCATTACAGCAACAATCTTCACACTTAGGGTTACAATCATCTTTTTTACAGCCATTATCAAGTAAACATTTTAATCTAGATCTAACAATCTTATAAGGTGAAACTGAAGCGTCTGTTGGTTCAATAGTTTGGAAAGCTACAGCTTTTAATTGGCATAGTGATGCTAAATCTACATTAGGAAGTGTAGTAAATAAATCCAATAATATAGCTATTATAGAATCTAAAACTTCATCTCCTAAAGCTAAAAGAGCATTAAGAAGAGTTATTAGTGGTTGCAATAGAGGTATTGCAAGTGATTCTAAAATATTTATAATAGAAGTTAATATACCTGTAAGATCATCTATAGGTAGAGGTATTGGATATAATGCTCTACCTGTTATATCTAGAGTATCACAACTACAACCTGGCAATTTATTTAAAGTAGCATCAAGTGCAGCGGATAAGTTATCTTTTTTTGTAGCAGGTAAAAGACTTAAAAATACTAATGGACTTCCAACAACGTAAAAATCTGTTATAAAAGCAAAAGCATCAAAATTTACATTTTCTCTTATACCGTCACAACTTAATAATTCTAAAGCTTTTTTCATACTAGGTTTACAGCAACATTCTATATGACTTTCTGGGGGATAATATTCATTTAAGCCATTTCCTTTTCCATACTCACATAGACTTTTTCCTTTTCCGTGTTCACAGCAACTCATATACATATTATTTCCAATCAATATACTGCACTCCTTTATTTTATAAAATATGAGAGAAAAAGATTCTCTTACATTAAGATATCTAAATAGCTCTAGAAATGTTACAAAAAAGGTCAAAAAATAAGGATTTAAATTTAATTATGCTAATTTAAGTATAATTTGTGAAATTAATCTAAAATAAAGACAGCAAAATATAAATTATATTAGATAGCAATATATTAAGTTGTCCTTTATCTTTTAGTGTATAGATGGCATAAAAGACGGAGTTTTATGTTTTATAAAAACTAAAAAATATAAATGTTTTATAAAAAAAATTTAATTCCTTGAAAATAATATACGATGATATATTTAGATTGTATTATATATTGTAAGGAGTGTGATCAATTTGATTAATGAAGAAATAATAAAAAGCTGGGGTGTTCCAGAATCTATTAAAGATAAGAATATAGAATTTATATTTGATATTAAGGATTTAAATTCTGAGATTACTAAAGATAAAGTTATTGGAGAATTATATTGTTATGATAAAGTTCCAGAAATCTTCTCATGTTTTTTAGATGGAGGTTCGAAATTTTGCTTATACAATAAAGAAAATAATAAAATTATATTCACTATGGAATTTAAAATATTCAAGCGTAAATTGTTTGATGAAAAACAAGGCAAATCAATTAAATTGAATTGTATATGTACAAATGATTCTGAAATGAGATATAAAGGAATAGCTTCATATTATTTAAAAAAACTAATTGAATTTGGAATCGATAATAATATAAATATTTTTGATTTATATCCTAATCCTTATGATGAAGCATTTGAAGGAATTGGGACAGAAAAAACTTTAACGAAAGAAAGATTAGAAGAGTTTTATATTAAGAACTTTAAGGAATTAGGTTTTAATCATAAATATTATTATGAAGATGAAGAGTGTGAAGAGCAATCATTGTTATTTATTAAAGATTAAGCTGTAGATAGTGTAAAAAGAGTAATAATAATTCAATTATTACTCTGAAATTAATTCAATACTAGATATTGAATCAATTCTAATAACTCTTATTTTTTCACCATGTTTTTTATTTATATAAGAAAGTTTAATCCACTCATCATCAGCATCTAACACTGAAAAGTTGGTTTCTCCATTTGAACTAAAAAGAGTTCCTTCATCCGTTTTAATCTTGCATTGCTTTCCGATAAGCGAAGCTATTATATCCGACATCTCGCAACCACCTCTCTGATTTCTTTCAAATTTTTTTACTTTACTTTCAAGCTTTTTTATTTTACCTGGATATGAAGAATAATATATTATATAAATAAAACAAATCAAAATCATCCATTCCAAGATTTCACCCCCTATCATTAATTTGTAATTTAATAAAAATATTTCTACTAAAATTTGTGAAATTATAAAATCAATTGAGGTACAAATAAAAACTTGCTCATATTTACCTCCAATATGCATTTTATTAACATTTAACTATAAAGTTAACAATTATTAACCCTATAAAAATAATAATAAGTGATTTAAAAATACTCAACAAAGTAGAATTTATTTTTTTATTAGAATTATTACTATTAATATTTTTAACTGTATTCACTTTTAACACATCCTTTCTAATTCATTTTAATATAAAGATTTAAATAAATTAGAAAATTGGACTAATATGATTTTATTTTGGAGTGAAATATAAAAAATAATAAAGGCATAAAACTTATTATTTTATGTCTTTATTTTTAATATATTGAAAATACTATATTTATTTTAAAAAATTACTGACATAGTCAGAATAGGTTATTTATCCACAGGAAATGCATAATTTATCAACATTTTTATGTATGTTAGTAGTATGCTGACTAGTTAATAAAAAAGATATATATTAAAGCTATAAAATTTATAAGTTTATAATAAAATTACTTAAAGTTACGGAAAAAATTACCGTAATTTTTAGAAAAAGGAGAAATATTATGACTGATTTTAAAAATACAATAGTTGTTTTTATAATAATCGGAATTTCACTTTTAATACAATTTGTTTTTATGTCACTTCCAACTGTTACAGAAATAGTTTTAAAATTAAGTAGTTTTTTTCATTTATTAAATTATCTTGAGTCTATTGCTTTTGTAGTTGCAATTATAAAAGATTTAATAGTATACTTTAAAAAAAGATGGTAAAAATGTTTAAAATAAAAGATATTATTCATGGGTATTAAAAAAATGAAAGAAATAAAAAAGGAATACCAGTTGAGATTGGTACTCCTTAATGTAAATCGTACTCCATATTTCTTATTTCTAAATACCTTTTATAGTATTCTATTTACATATATATAATATATATCTGTATGATATTGAAAATCTGTAATACAAGTAATCCTTCTATATTCTATGTGGAGAGAATATTTTAAAGAGATAATAATTAAAAAGGAGTACAATCCATTTAAATCCTTATATAGTAGCCGACATTTCTGCTCATTGATTAATTATTATCCCTACATTATAAATATGAATGGTTTACAAATTTGATACATATTATTATTTTAAATATTTTTAGACATTTTAATTAAGAAAATAAATTATTTTATTTAACTAAATATCACCAAATTTTAGATAAAAAACAAATACTTTTTTACCTTTTTATAACTTGAATTTGCACTCCTTCTATATTTTTACCATAGATACCAGCATAATCATTTAAATCTATAACCCAAGGAAGCCATCTTCCCTCTACATACACGCTATATTCAACACTATAGTCATCTAATCCTATTAATTGTATTTGCAAGCCGTCTATATTTTTACCATAGATACCAGCATAATCGCCTCTATTTGTTACCCAAGGTAGCCAATTTCCATTTGCTGTATGAACTCTATATTTTATACTTCCTTCATTTAAATTTGCATATATAGCTTGTATAGGACTTCCAAATATTCCTGCATAATCAGTTGTATTAGTTACATTAGGCAGCCATCTTCCCTTTGTATATACTTGATAAATAACATTAATATTTTTAGTTGTTGGGTTATTTGATAATCCATTTTTAAAATCCCACCATCTAGCCCAATTATTATCATGAAAAGCAGATGGACAATCTTTTCTAGAAGCATCATAGTGTCTTACAACGTGATCTGCTTCTATTCCATATTTTTTCATAAGATGTTTTGTTAACTCTAAAGTATTTTCTACTGTTTTTTCTGATATTCTTCCATTATCAGTTCCACACATTTCTATAGCTATAGAATTTCTATTATTTATACCATATCTATTATTACCATCTCCACAATGCCAAGCACCGTTATATTCTTCTACTACTTGATATATTTCATTATCATCTACAAAATAATGTGCTGATGCATTTCTATTACCTCCATAGAAATAATCGGCATTATTCTTTGCAGTGTCGTTTATGTTACCAGTATAATGTATTACAATATACTCTACATTATTTCCTTCATAGTGATTATATGGACTTATTTTTCTTTTTATATCTAACATTTTGATACCTCCAAAATTTATATTTTTATATTTTAAAAGGCAATAAAAAAAGACTTCAGAGAGTCTAATTCACTACCTTTTATTTAACTTAATTTAAAATTATAAATAATTTATAAATAATTTATGTAAACATTATTTTTAAATTTTATATAAATTATTTATTATCTTTTAACCCTTTACTAGAAGGGTCTACACATACACCAACTAATGCAGCTATAACAGCTACAACAGCAACTGGATTAGCTAATATACTTAATAAAGCTTCTCCTAATAAGTTCCAACTTGTTAGAGTTTTAAAATCAATTCCAGCTGATGAAAATATAACTCCACCTAAACCTAACCAAAAATACGGATTTTTTAATCTACTTTTCATATATAATCTCTCCTTTTGTTTTTTCTATTGTATCTATTCTGTGATGTGCTGATTTAGTGCTTTCTTCAACTTTTATAAGCCTTTCTATGACATTACTTATTTTTGTATCTTGAGCTTTTATATCAAGCCTTATATCATCAACTCCTTTACTTATGTAATCTAACTTTGTAGCAACTACTGTTTTTTGTGATGCATCATCTTCTATATCTTTTTCATTCTTCTTTTTATAACTCATATAACCTAGCATGGCACCAGCTATAGTACAGAGCAAAGTAATCTCTATGTTCATATATCCTCCTAAAAATTGCATAAAAATAGAACTATCTTTTATAGTCCTTCTGTTTTTATATTTGTTTATCTTCAGTTGTCTTTATTGGTAAATTACTAGTTGGCTTGTCATAATCTTCGCCAGTTATTTCTTTAAACTGTTCTTTTGTTATTCTTTCAGCTTGAACAAATAATCTAACATCACTTACCTTATATATTTTTAAATCAAAATATTTTTTTGCCATTTCAAAATACCAGTTATCCATTTTTAATTACCTCCTAATGATTTTAATATTATATTAGCAACATCTTTTTCTATGCCTTTAATTTGTATATCTTTATTAACTAAATTTAAAGTTGCTTGAGCCATATTAGTATTTAAATTATTTATTTCAATATCTTTGTTAATTGATTCTAAAGTTGCTTGTGCTAAGTTCATATTTAATTCTTTAATTTGTATATCTTTTTCCAAGCTTTCTTTAATTAAAAATGCATTTTGTTGTTCTAATAAATCAGTTCTAGTTGGTTTAGGTTTTTCATATTCAAAAGGAATTATTTCAAATATATCTTTATCTTCAATTGTATAAATCTCTTTTAACTCGAAATTTTCTTTTAATTTAAAATCTGTCGTTAGGTTTTGTAAGTAAGAATAAAGTTTTTCATCAATAACAAGAACATTATTAGATTTAATATCTTCTAAATTTGAAAATGTTTCTGGAAAACATTCTTCAAAACTCAAATCATCATTATATATAAGATAATTCACCATTTTTAATACCTCCCTATTGCAATCCAATTTACAGTTATAATTTTACCTTCTCCAGGAGCATGACCATCTATGTTTCTTGCTTCTATATACCCTCTTGCTTTATTATCTGATTTTACAGAACATACTACATCTGCATATCCTGTGAAATTATTTTCAGCTACATTCCCTGTAAATGTGTAATCAGAAGATGCAAATGGAACTGGAAAGTAAATATATCCTTTACATTTCCTATCACTAGCATAAAACATAACTGGTAAGCTTCCATGTTGAATTAGAAGACCACCAGGTAATTTATACCAGTGTTTGCCGTCTGTTACTCCATTTGAAAAGTCTGTAGTACTTACTAAATTTGACATATTATATTTTTCATCAGATTGTTTTTTTGTGTAATATAAATCATTATGATTATGAGATATAAAATCAAATATAAGCTTTAATAAACTGTCATCAACATTTTCAAGTTTCTCAGATATTGAACTATCCGAAGATACAAAAGAAGAAGGTATATAATATTCTACTTGAGGATCTATTGCTCCACTATTTATTGAAAGTAAAGTCCGAGGATTAAAAGACCTAGTTGATATATCTAAGCATTCATAAACTTCCTCTTTAATCATTGGGCAAACTACAGTAGTTGGAGTTCCTCTAAAATAATTTTTAAAAGAATTTAAATTTGTAGCTTTAGATTTATTTAAAAACAGCCATAAAATACCTTCAGAAGTATATACATGCTCTTTATCAAGTCCGTAACTTTCTATAGACTTAAATTTATCAGATACAACTAATCCAGGAGATAAATTTGAGTTTCTTAGATAACATCTAATTGTATTTCCTAAGTCAGCATCAAATACCCAGTTTTCAGTTCCATTTATATTAAGCTCAATACTTTTTTTATGACAGTAAACTTTATTATCTGAATGATTTTCTATGGTATCCCATTTTCGCAGTATAGGTTTCTTCCATAATCCATCTTCATCTTTGTATAAAAGTTTCCTTTTATCTTGTTTATTCATAATGTAATCAGATGTTTTATTACCAAATTCAATTTGTAGACCGTAAGCATTTCCGCTTGAAGATGTTCCTCCTTCATTAAAGAAAATAGTATAATAGCCTTGATCATCTGTTTTAATATTGTTTTTTGTTGTAACATTTAAATTTTTTCTTGTACCATCACCATCAATTCTTAATCTTTGTGTAAATATCGAAGTTTCAGTAACAAATTTTTCACCAACAGGTACAACAATAGAAATATTATAATTTGTATTAGGATGTAAAAAACATTTTGATTTACAGCATGTCTTATATTCAACAGTTTTTGGATATAAGACATTATATGCTAAATTTTTATTACAACTTAAAATTTCTATTTCATCTACTCCATCACCTACAGATTTAAGACCTTCAAAATACTCAAATTTATAATTAGTTACATCTCCTTCAAAAAACATCATAGCTTTTTTAAATTCAGCCTTAGATGTTTCTGTATTTTCAAATCCATCTGAGTACCCACCAATTATATTTCCTATATACTCATTACTTTTTAACTGTACACATTTAACTTCATTAGAATGTACCTCTATGTTTCTTATCCAATTGGTACTAGCTACATCATAAACTCCATATATGACTGTTTTACTTGATTTATTAGCAATCGTAATATTATCAAATCGAATAGCTTTATTATTAAAATTAGCATATATAGCAGTTTGAGTATTTCCTATTTCTAAAGTTTCTCTACATGCTAAATTTATTAAGGTTACTCCTGATAACTTTAAATTTTGAGTAAATCCATTTGAGCTTTCTGATACAACATTATTTCCAGTTACTTTTTTACCACCGTTAGAAACTATATTATTAGCTTGCTCTAAAACTCTTTCTAGTTCTTTTACATTAATTTTAGCTTCTGTATTTTGACCTTCTAATTTATCTTTATTTGCTACTAAATCCTCTAATTTAGAAAGGTCTTGTTTAAACTTATCTAGTTCTTTTTTAGCTTGTCCAACATATCTATCAAGCTTTTCTAAAGTACATATATCTGTAATAGATTCTATAGCCTTATCAGAGCCTACTTTTTCTTTTACCTCAAATAAAAATGTAGCTGTTGTTACTTGTCCAGTAGATGATTTTAATTCTAATTCAGCATAAGTTAATCCACTTGCTGTTAATGCTTGATTTTTTACATTTATTTTAACTTCATCATCTTGAATAGTTATATTATCTTCTTGATATACTATAGTTCCATCTGCTTTTTTTACAAACATTTTAATTTTTTCGCCCTCAAAATGATAAGGAAGTCCATTTTTACAAAGACTTGCATAAAAAATAGCAGTGTCATACTGCTTTAGTCGGAATTTAGGGATATGATCCTCACGTTCAATATCTAATTTAAAATGAAAGTTATTTATTGCCAACACTATCACCTTCTTTTTCTATTTCTGTATATAATCTCCAATACTCTTTATTTTCGATAATATTATTATTTAAATCATTTTCTTTTAAAGCATCTAGAAACACTTCTTTATTTCTTTCTTCTTCAAATCCTTGTCTTTTAGCTGTTACAACATACTTAAATGTAAAATCTTTTCTATCTGATTCAACTATAAAATAATCTTTTGTTTGTTCTTTTATTCGATAATCACCCCATGATTGTTTTATTATTTCAACTGTATAATCTAAATCCAGATTAACACTATCTTTAAATATATTATCTAATAGAACTACTCTTTCATATGTAACTTTATTATTATCATGTTTAACTTCATCTACAGTTAATAAATGCATACCTCTATCTGTTAAATAACTTTCGCAATCCTCTACACTATAGAATAATCTTTCTCCATAATGTTTAGTTTTTTGAACACAGTTTTTATTTCCATTTACAGTAAAATCTCCATTAACATGTATTCCATTATCTGCATAAAACTTCAATTTAGAAACTAGATTATTAGTTGTTGAAGTAAATAATACATCATTACCATTTTTCCAAAAACTAAATCCATTTTCTGTAGAAAATGATGCATATATTTGAGAACCATCCCATAATTTACAATGACCACTTTTAAAAGATGCATATTTATAATCACGTCCAGCAAAATAAGTTTCATAAGGACTGGAATTAAAATATGCTGCATTAGTATTTAAATCATATAACCAAAAACTTTCATTTCCTAATTTCATTTTCCAGTTAAGATTACTACCAACAACTCCCCAGTAATTAGTTGCTTTATTTATAAAATCATTACTATTTTTAGATCTGAATATTTCATTTAAACCATCTTTATCTAAAACTAAACTCCAACCATTCATACACATTTTTTCATAAACCATAATAGGGTATTTAGCATCACCTGTTAAATTATGTTTATCGAATTTTATATAAAAAGGATATGAATTAGAATTATTTTTATCTTCGTAAGCTATTCCAGAATAACCATCTGTTGAATTCGATAAAATTATTCCTGGAATTTCAGTACCTGTTAGTCTTCCTGAAAAAATTTCTCCAACAGGCTTACCTAATCCATCCCAATCATAAAATTTAAGCATATTTCCAGCTAACTCTATTGATTTAATTCCATTTTTTAAAAAGTTTATTCCATTACCTTTCGATAAATCCATTTGTAAACTTCCATCAGCATTTTCAATTAAAACAGTTTTTAATTTACCTATTAACCAATCGGCATATACATAGCCACCACCAATAAAAGTATTCCATTGCCAATCTTTATTATCTAAAGTTCTTTTATTAGCTATCATTAAGCCCATAGAGCCTAGGGCTAATGCTCCATATGTTTTACTTCCTTGAACTCTATCTTCAAATAACATTGCCTTGACTTGTTGAGGTTGTGCAATATCCCTTAAAGCTTGAAACTTAGTGTTAAGAGCCGAAACTACACCTTCTAAACTTTCAGCTTTAACATTACCATTAGTATTTAATATACTATCTAGTTTTTCTTTTGCTAGATCTTGTCTATCAAAGTAATCTGTATTAAGTTCCCCTAAAGTTATTGCATTATATTTTTTATTTAATATATCCCATTCAAGGCCTACGCATCTAGTAGTTAAATCTACACCTATATTTTGATGTTCAACTGTTAATGTATCTCCGATTCCAACGTTAACTAGCTTCTTAAAACTTTTATATTCTTCTGTGTTTTCTAGTATAGCTATATCAACTTTTCCTGAAACTTTAGGTTTATCTAAGCCACTTTTAAAAGCTTCTTTAACTCTTTGTCGCATAGCTTCATATAAAGATTCTCTTGTTTCAAAACCTTGTTCATCTTCTCCACTGCAATCTTCCTTTAGTTTTAAATCTTCAAAAACCATATGTCTTTCTTTTATAATTGGATACTTATTAATTAATGGAGAATCAATATATAGTTCAGGTAACATAATACCGTTATAAGCTTGTGGGTATATACGTGTAGCTATTTCATCTGTATTTTCAGCTAAATCTATATCTAACATATTTCTAGCATATTTAACTTTAACTCCGTAGTTGCCACCAATTCTATGATTTACATATACATCAAAGTTATCAGCTATTACTTCGCCACCCCAACGGTTTAAAAGTGTATTATCACTATCTCCACTTATTGCACTTAAAGCATTCATTTTAACAAAGTATGCTGTATTGGTTAAACTAATATCTGAATGCCCTTTAAATTTAGTTCCAGTTAAAATAATATTTAAGGCTGTTTCACAATTAAAATTAACTGCTCTAGTATCTACAATAATTTTATCAATTAAATCAAAATAAATATGTCTAGCTTTTACTTTTACCCCAAACATACCTTTTGCTACATCATAGATTCTAAATAGCTGTTGATTTTTGCTATAACAAACATCACATTTTATTATTCCTAAGTTTTCAATTGTTTTCCATCTGTTTTCTTTATCGTAACTATGCTCAATTTCAATTTCACAAATACCATTTAACTCTACTTTTAAAATAGCACTAGACGGCTGTAATTTTATATCTCCATTTCTATCAAAGTTAGCATTTGACGGTTTGTAACATTGCATTATAAACACCTCCATCTAGGCTTCATTTTAAATTCTTGTATATTACCTTCAAACTGTATAAGATTAGCACCTTTATTTAAATTTGGATATTTTCCAGTACCTAAATTAAAAGGATTATCTAAATCTCTATAAACTAATTCAAGTTCACTATCAATGTATATATAATCTTGAATTGGTACAGTAAACTTTCTATTATTTATACTTACTTTTACCTCTCCATTGCCTTGTATATATATCTGTGGCTTTGATTCTAAATAGTAATTATATAAATTATCATTATTATTTATATTAAGAAATTCATCTGCATCTAAGTTATATAAATAGGCCCTACAAGTAAAATCAATTCTAAATTTACCTTTACGTCTTAAGATAGTTTCAAAATCTCCATTTAATTTTACATCCACTACTTTATAAAACCATTCGGGATCATCATTAAAAATCAATTTATTATCTTGTATTTCATTAATCCATAATTTAATTTGTCTAAATCTTTCTTTAAGATTATTCTTTTCTATGAAATTAAATTCAACTGGAATTACAATATCCGAATAGCCACCTTCTTCTTCATAAACTAACCCATCTCTACCAGGAATTTGTTTTGTAGTTTTAATTTTAGAAGGAGAGGGAATATTAGGTCTTTTTACTATGCTTAATCCTAAATCAAATTTAGAATTTAAATTATTAAATATTAAAAAATACTTACTAAACATCTATACATGCCCCCTTGCTATTCCTCTACTTCTTTGATTTTTACTTATTAAATTTCCAAATTCATCAAATATAGCTTCAGCTACATTTTTGCTACCTACCTGCAGATTAATTTGAATTATTTTAGGTTCTTGATTATTTTTCTCATATGTTTTATTTTCTCTATTATCTAAAACTTTTTGTACTGAGTTAGTAACTAATTTATCTAACTTACTTAAAGGTATTACAGCTTCGTGTTCCTTTCCTTCTCCAACAAGTGCCATAGTAGCTTTCGTTACTATACCACCTTCAGCTAACGCTGGGATAGTTGGAAGATGAATACCAAAGTGTTTTCCACCGAAAACTGGAACCCAATTAGGTATATTAAAGCTAATCCTATTAACTGCCCTTATTGCTGAATTTATTCCTGATATAGCAGCATTAATAGGAGCTTTTATAATTCCTCCGATAGTTCCAAAAATACTAGCTATTATTTGCTTAAGTCCACTAAAAATCTTTCTCCAATTTCCAGTAAATACACCACTTAAGAAGGTTAGTACTCCATTAAAAACTCCTTTTATTCCATTCCATACAGTTCCAACTACTGAAAAGAAATGATTTAACGGAACACCCAAAAGACCAAATGTTCTTGTAAAATCTCGATGGAATGCACCTTTAAAGAAATTTGCAAATCCAACAAATATACTTTTAACTTTAGACCATACAGCATTTACACCGTTTCTAAACCAATCGCACTTATTATATAAAGTAACAAATACAGCTCCTAAAGCAACTAAAGCTGTTATTACTATGCCTATTGGATTCATACTCATTACTAGGTTTAACCCTTTTTGTGCTAATGTCATAGCTTTTGTTGCTCCTGTTACAGCTAATTGAGCACCTTTGAAAGCAAGCATTTTAGCTTTATTACCTAACCACATTAAACCATTCTTAGTTAGTTGAGCCGAATTTTTTAATATTGCTAGCGTTAATTTACCTAAGTTCTTAGTTACGTTCAAAAGTCCCTTACCAAATGCTAAGATTCCTTTAACTGCTGTTTTACCTATGCTTATAGCAAATTTACCTAAATTCTTAGTTACACTTAAAAGTCCTTTACCAAAACTCTTTAATCCTTGAACAGCTTTTCTACCTATATTTAAAGTAAAGTCTTTTATATTTCTAGATACTTTTGCTACACCTTTTCCAAATTTAACTATCTTAGTTTCACCATCTTTAGTAGCTTTTGCATAATCTTTTATAGCTTTACCTGATTTTTGCATGAATTTTATATTATTACTTAAACCTTTAGCTAACTTTGCAAATGCACCTATAGCTAAGTTTGTAGCAACAAATCCAGCACCTAATCCTACGACTAAATTTTTTTGCCCTGGAGTTAGTCCATTTATAGCTTTTGTTATTCCTGATAACCCTCTAGCAACTTTTGATACAAATGGAGCTATAATATCTCCAAATCCAATTAATGAGTTTTTAGCTTGATTTAAAGAAGTTCTTAAATCATTTTTAGTTGTATTGTTAACTATTTTTAATACAGAATCTGTTGTTCCTAAAGCTTTACTCATTTTCTTAGATTTTTCAGTCATTGTATCAAATTGAGATCCAGTTAATGCTGTTATAGCAGTTAAACCTTCTGTACTACTGAAAAGTTTCCCCATTTTATCTGATTGACCACCAGTTTCTTTTTGTAAAATTTTCATGGTTCCAATTAAGCCTTCTTGTTTTAACATAGCTTGACCGTTAGAATATCCATATTTTTTCATTAGTTTTTGCATATCTGTAGTAGGTTTTATTAAATTACTAAAAACAGCTTTTAATTGAGTACAAACTTCTGAAGTATTACCAGTAACACCTGTTAATGTAGACATATCGGTAAATAAATCTGTCATTGATAAGTTCAAGTTACTAGCTAAAGGGAATAAAGGTTGCATTGATGAAGCCATTTCTGGGAATGTAGTTACCCCAAGTTTAGCTGTTTGGAATGCTAAATCTCCAATTTTTTTAGCAGTTTCATCATTAACTTGATTGTATCCTTTCATACCAGCACTTATTAAAGCAACTGCATCTTTAACTTCAGCTCCACCAGCTTTAGCACTATTCGCCATAGTATCAAATATTTTTTCTGTTTCAGCTCCACCATCACCAATTGATGATATAGCTTGATACATACCATCCGTAACAACATCTATACTTATTCCAGTTTCATTACTAACATCCATAATTTTATTTTTATATCCGTCTAGGTGGCTATGATCATCTAAAAGTGTATTTATGTTTGCAACACCATCTTGAAAATTCATGCTAGCCATAGTTGCAGCAGTCCCCAGTCCAAATATAGCAGTACTAGCTGGTCTCATTTTATTCGATATATGTTCAGCTTTTTGGCTAGATTTTTCAAGACCTTCACTAAATTTATCAAGCTTACTTTTTTCTAACTCTTTATTAACTTCTTGTAATGCCTTTTTATTTTCCATTAATGATTTTTGACTATTATTTAATTTAACCTCTGCATTATCTAATTTTTTAACTGTTGAATCTATTTCAGTATTATTTTTAGATTGAGCTTCTTTTAATTCTTTCAATTCAGCTTTAAGTTTTTTAGATTCTTCACTATTTTTCCCAGTCGCATTTACACTTTCTTGATACTTCCTATTTGTTTCTTCTATCTTAGCATTTAATCTATCTCTTTCACTTTTTTGATTTGCTAAATCTTTATTGAGATCTCTTAAATGTTTAGATTGAGTTTCAATCATTCTATTTTGTACATTTATTTTACTTGTTAGTTCTGATTGCTTATTTTTTAAAACATCTGTAGTACTTCCAAATAATTTAGCTTGTGTATTTGCTAGATTATAGCTACTTTTTACTTTATTTAATTCTCTAGCCATTTCAGCCATTTGCCTGTTAAATTCACTACTATTTGCATTTATTTTTATATTAGCACTCATTTAACTCTTCCTCCTTTCCTCAAAAATAAAAAGACTATGCATAGGCATAATCTTCATCGTTGTTTTCTTCATCTAAATTTTCAGTGTAATATATATAGTAATCTAGTAACTCATTAAGATCTATTTCTAAACTTTGCTTTAACCCATTTCCAAATACCTTTTTTGAAACCTTAAATAAATTATTTAAAATATTTAAATATATATCATATATATTAGTTTCATCTTCTTCAATATCTTCATAGCCATTCTCTATGTCATATTCATCAAATGCACTTTTTTCTTTTTCTACTTTCTCAAAAAAAATATTTCCAATTTTATCATTGATATTTAAAATTACTTTCTTTATTAAATAAAATATACTTAGAGTTTCATATATTTCTAAATTATATAAATCTCTTATTTTAACTTTATTATCAAAGAAAATATGTATTAGCTTATAAATATTATTAAACTCATCATTTTCTAAATCTATTAATTTAAATAGTTCTATCGTCTTTTTATATTTATAGCAAGTACATAAATTTATATCTAGACAAGAAATAGTTATATTACAAAAATCTATTTCTTGTCCTTCATAAAAAGTTTTTCCGTTTTCTTTATTTCCTTATCAAGTTTTTCAGCTATTTCTATATCTGCCCTCATGAAATTTAAAATTATTTCAGGTATATCAAATTCTAATTCTATATCTTCAGAGGTAAATTGATTATCAAATATAAAAACTATAATGTCTATCATATCTTTTAAATCTTCATAAGTATAACTATCTTGTTGAGAAATCCTATCTCTAACCTCAGTATATTTTTTAAATTTGCTTAGTACCATTTTGCCACTATCATATTCTTTATTTTTTACTGTTATTTTCATCAATTTCACCCTTTAAATTAATTATTTTTAATAAAAAATACAACTCTTTTAAATAAGCCAATTAAAGCCATTTTAAAGAGTTGTACCTTTTCATTGATTAATACATCAAGTATTTTTTTATATCTTCTTATATTCGATTATACAAAGCGTTTTTTCTTCAACTTGAAAATTTATGTTTATTTTTCTCCTGCTGGCTCTTGAACTTTAGAAAACCAATCTTGTATAGCTGTTTTCGCATCGCTATGCTCTTCTATTAAATAAGTTTCATCTACTTCCGTATTGTATTTCCCATCTAATTCTCTTCCATAAAAAGTACCTTTTAATTTAGCAGTTTGTGTTTTTGTTTTATCTCCTTTTGTATCATATTCTTCTGTAAAACCTTGATTGAATTTTCCACAATAGTACCAAACAAATTCATATTTCCCATTTGTTTGTCTTGCTCTCCATCCTATAGCTATTTCTGCTGCTTTATCATTTGTATTATTTACTAAAAAACCATTTTTATATATAGCACCTCTTACTAAAGCTTTTTGCTCAGGAGATAATTTATTACTTTCTACTTCTATTTCAGCACTTTCAAAACTTTCGATTACTTCTTCAACAACATCATCACTATATGTTTTTTCTATATTAGTTTTTATTGTAACTTTAGCTCCTATAGATCTACCAAATTTAATAGGTGCAGATGCTTTATATGATGTAGCTGTATTTTCAGTAACTAAAGCTACATAAATATCTTTACATCCCATTCTACGAGTTTTTACTGCTTGTTCTACTGTCATTCTTTCAGCTCCTTTCTAAAATAAAAAAAGATTTACAAATACTCTGTATAAGTAAATCTAATTCCTTTATGATAAATTTTCGTTTCTTTTTCATAAAAATCTTGACCATCATTTTTTATAAAGTCATTTTCTATCATTAATTTTCTAACTTGTCTTTTTAATTTATAAGCTTCTAAACTATCTTTACTCCATATATCTACTTGAATAGAATGTTCTATACAACTTGCTTCATCATCTTCATAATCTCCATCTTGATCTAAGTATTCATGTACAGTTATATGAGTTTTATTTAATTCTTCATCATACCACCCCTCAAATACTTCAACATTTGTAGGCTCTAAAGTTTGAGTAACAAGTGCTATAATATCAAATTCCTCATTTTCCACTATATCACCCCTCTAACTTTCTAATTAATTTTTCATATTCTTTTTTAGCTATATCATCATATTTCTTTTTTAGTTTTTTATTAACTAAACCAAATGAATGATGTGGAGGTCGTTGACTTGTACCCCATTCTTCCATTTTCATATAAAAATAAGGGCTTTTATCAGATTTTTCCCATCCAACAACAACATAAACTCTTCCACCTTTTTTCCTTAACTTAGGTTTTGGAACATTGTCTCTAGCATGTCCACTCGGCCTACTTCCACGTCTACCACTATTACTATTATTATCACTCTCATGTATTAAAGGTTTAACAGTGGAATAAGCTAGCTCCCCACATTCTTTTAATATTTTTTTATTAATATTTTCAACTTGAGTTTCAGTAGCTAAAGACTCAACTCTTTTTATAAGTTCATCTAAGCCTTCAAATTCCATTTCAATGCTCATTACAGCACCTCATTACATTTTAAATGTATATAATCTCTTTTATATCCTAAAAAATCAGGATAATAAATTTTATATTTATGGTCCTTCCAAATAACTATAAATTTTTCTTTATTCCTTAGATCTTCAATTTTTTTACAATATCTAATTTTAAAAACAGCTGTATTTTCTAATTTAGAGTTCATAGCATCATATAATTCTTTGCCATATAAATCTAAAACGTCAGCATAACAGTTATGAAAGTCTATTTCTTCTTTGCCTTGCCTTCTTCCATTAACTATTTTTTCTTCAATTTTTTTTATACTAATTCTATGCCTTAGCATCTTCTTTACCTCTTTTTTTGGCTTCATAGCTTAACTTAATTAATATATCTTTCATTATATAACTCATTTGCTTGCCTGCTTTTTCTGTTGTTAACCCTCTATTTTCATAACACTCATTAATGATGGCTAAACAAAATATTTTAGCTTTACTGGAGTCTGATTTTTTAAAATCAAACCCAGTAGTATCTTCTAAATATTCATATGCTCCATCAATTAAAAGCTTTATAAAAGTGTCATTATCATCAAAATCTACTTGAAGATGATTTTTAACTTCTTTTAATTCCAACATTTTTAAGCTCCTGTATTAGCTGTTTTTTGTAAATATAATAACCCGTTTGCACCTACTAATTTTTTCTTCTTTTTAGAATCTTCAACTTCTCCTATAGCCATTTGGCCATCTGCTATCATTAAAGCTTTATGTATCCATTTATTTGTATCTTCATTAAAGTATTTTTTATAATACATTGCTAAGTTTGAATTTAACATGTATTGAGATAAGTCTACTAATACTCCAAAAGTTCCACCTTCTTCACATGCATCAAAAGAAGGGAATTTATCGCATGTTAAAACTTCTCTACCATTTAATATTTTTTGGCCTTTTTCATTTATTTTACCTAATCCTATTTTTTGACCAGTTGTATCAGTCATTCCATTTAAATATTTTTCCCAAGTCGCTTTATTCATCATATATATAACAGCATCTTCAGCACTTTCAGGAACACTAGCTTCAACTGTTGACCATGCTGCAACTGTTCCTATAGTTTTAGAGTCCATTTTTATTATTTGTTCTTTAGGTAAATCATACTTAGTTATACCTTTTGGTTGTCCTGTTCCTGTTCCTGATACTATAGCAGTTTCTAAAGCTCTTATCATGGCCTTTTTCAATTGTTTTACTACTGTTGTTTCAAATAAAGAAAGTGATACAGTAGAAGCCAATAATCCTATAGCTACTTTTGCTTCTAATACATGGTATCCAAATTTAACTTTAGCTTTCATTTCAGCTTTTTGTTCATCACTAACAGTAGTTTCACTTTCTAACCAAGTTGCAGTTGGGTTTATATCAGATATAGGGATTTCAACTCCACCTTGCATAGATGTCTGAGTTATTCTCCCAAGGACCTTACCTTCTATAGTTATATCTTCTATAACTTTATTTAAAATGTTAGTAGGTATAACAGCTCCTAAATCAGAAGTTACTGTTAACTCATTAGAACGCTTTGAAATAAATTCTGTAGGCATTGGAGTTCCTTCAACAACATAGTTTCTAAAAGCTTGTCTATATTCTAATGTAGAATATATATCTTCATCTTCTCCAGTACTTCTTCTTGTTGTTCCTCCTATATTAGTATAAGATGCTATAGCATTAAATCCACCTTGATTTGCACTTCTATTTTCTCCACCTGGTACAAAATGTTCATTATTATCATTGTTATTATTGTTTTCTCCATTTTCATCAGGCAATGCATCTATCATAGACCTTAATTCTTCCATTTCTAAATTTAAAGTATCTAACTCATTATTTATACTTCTTAATTCTGTTACATCTTCTGACTGTTGAGATCTCTTTTTTAATTCTTCTTTTCTTTCTTGCTTTTTGTTAAACATTTCTAATAATTTCTTTTTCATAATATTACCTACCTTTTCTTAAAATTTACTTAGTATTTCAGTTTTTAATCTTAGAATTTCTATTTCTTTTGATTTATCATTTATATTAGATCTTGCAGTATCTACTTCTGATTTAGCTTTTTCTAAATCTTTTTTATCTCTAGCACTTATGTCAGTATCTATATAAGCAGGGTTATTTACAGCACTTACTTCAAATACTTTAGCTATTTTTTGTATTCTTCTTGTTGGCATATCAGAATCTAGATTTTCCCAAGTTTGCTCTTGTATTCTAAAAGCGAAACTCATTCCATCTATATCCCCTCTAGATATTGAACTATGGACTGTTTTAGCTTCTGAATTATTTTCTATATCTAAATTAGCTCTTATATATAAACCAACTTCATCAACTTCTAGCTCCATAGTAGAATTTCCATTAAGCTTTCTTGACCTTGCAAGTGGTATACTATCGATATTATGATTTACAAAGAAAGATACATCACTAAAGTCGCAATTATCAAAAGCTCCTCTTTCAATTACTTCATTAAACCATCCACCTATATTAGTAGTTTGATTAAATACTGCTGCATGACCTTCGATATTATACTTATCATCAGAAGTCTTAAAATCTAATGCGTTAAAACTCCTTCTAACTGACATTTCCTTCATTGCCTTATTCATTTTGGCTCACCCCCTTCTCACTTTTTAATTTATTAAGTTGATACTGATCTGCTATATTTCTATTTATAAAATTAAGACTCATATGTCTTTCATCCCCACCTTCAAATGGTGGATATCCAAATAATTCTAGCAATTGATTATCTGTTAATGCTCCCCTATTTCCTAATATATCTGCTACAGCTATTTTATTTTTTGTATTAGTAAATAGTAGTTTTTGACCATAAAAAATGACCTCATTACCATGCTCTAATTCACGATCGGTAAATAAGGTCTTAGAAAATGCTTGTCCTAATCCAATTATATCTGGCTCTAAAATCTTTTCATAATATGCTTGATATTCTTCATCTGTAAAATTACCAGTTATAATTGGTATAGAAGTTCCATAATGTTTTAAAATCTTCCCTTCAATAAATTCAAGTGTATTTTTATCTATTAAAGTTGGATTAACATTTATAGGTATATAATCACTTTTTATATCTATAGGTAAAATGCCACTTTGTGAGTTTGTAAGTTTACTTTCAAATGATTGTCTTTCTTCTTCTTGTTTTTCATCATCCATCATAGTATTAATTTTTAAAAGTCCTCTAACTGTCAAACTAGCTTTAACAGCTTTATCAAGGCCTTCCGTTAAACTATGGTTTACTTTTAAAACATTAAGTATAGTTTCATCTTTAGATGCTCCGTTTAATCCTCCACCAAGTAAAGGATCATCACTAAATTCTTTTCTCCAGTGGATTATATCTGAATATGGGAATGTATATGAATCCCCACCTCCAAAATAAAACTTTATATAAATTTTTCCAGTTGGGTCCTCTAAAAAGTCAACTTCTGTAGGGTCTAAAGGATAAAATCCAGTATAGCATCTAGCTGTTCCACCGTTAACTTCTTTTAACTCATATTTTGGATATATAAAGCAATTATATTTCTTTTCATGTAACCATGTACATTTTTCTAAAAAATCTTTTGTAGTCATAATTTCATTAGGACCAAACTTTAAAAGCCTATTTATTGAACTATTAACAGTCTTTTGTGTATCTCCATTTGTTCTTATATGTTTAGGCTGTAATTTACTTATTTCAGTTGCCTTGCTTCTTATACAATTGTTTACAATATCACTTGCGTAAACATCATTTCCAAACTGTGAAAATATAGGTAAACTCCCATTTAACATTTTTGCATATGTCATTTGCCTACCTTTTTCACCTCTGAATTTATTAAAAATATTTTTAAATGCCAATTTTATCACCTCACTATATCTGTATATTCTTTTTTAAACCTATCATATGTAGCATAAGCTATTATCATAGTTACAGCTCCGTCTATATGGTGATTTCTTTTCCCTTGTACTTTAACTGGCATTATTTGGCCTGTTGTTGAATGAACTTTAAAAGAAGTATTTTCTAGACACCATTTATCCATAGGATTTTGATTATAATTAACTAATTTTAACTGTAAATCACTTTCTAACATCTTCATTCCAGTTGAAACTCCATTGAAATCTTGGTTTATTCTTTCTAATTCAAATCCATAAGAATCCATTTCTGCAACAAATGATTTAGCATTCCATCTGTCATAACCAACTTTAAAAGTTCTTATTTTGTGCTTTTTCCATATACTTACAAACCATGCAACAACTTCTGAATAGTCAACTTCTCCACCTTCACATATCTTTAAATAACCATTTTTAGCCCATTCTAAGTATTTTTCTTTTTCTTCCTTAGTTACCTTTAGGAGTTTACTTTCAGGCATAAAATACATAGTTATAAAATATTTCATCTTGCTACCTGGTTTCATTATAAGAACTCTAGCATTAGTTAAATCTGTTGTTTCAGATAAGTCAGCAGCTCCTATAGCTATACTTCCTTCTAAATCTTCTATGTCATAGGTTAAATCATTTACTATATCTTTTTCTTGTAACCAAGCTGCTGCATTATTTTGTTTTATATTAAAATCTTTAGCTAATACAAAGGCTCTTTTACTAGAACTTGTTTTTGATTCTTCAAGCATTTGTCTTAAAAAAGATTTCTTTTTAATCTTTCCTAAACCTGGATTACTCTTGGACCATGAATTTTCATTTTGCCATACTTCTTGCTCATTATCTTGGGTGTACATCCAAATTAACCATCTAGGCCTTTCAAGTTCTCCTTTTAAAACTTTCCTTGCATCTATCAATCTTTTATCTAAGTATCCATCTTGGGTAAATCCTTCTGTTGTTAACTCAAAATATAAAGGCTCGTCTTGGGTTGAAAGAGCTTGTCGTATAGGCATTACGGTACTATCGTCTTTCATTTCAAAGACTTCATCAACTGCACCTACTCCTATATTTCTACCTTCTTTAGCTCCAGTCTTAGCAGAAAGTTTTCTTATACTTCCTTTATTTTGATAACTAAATTTGCCCTTCTTTTTCTTTTGCTTTTTATTTCCAAAATAAATACCTTTTATATTCTTCCTAGTTACTTTAGCTAGGGTTTTACTTTCTTCTCTCATACTATTTATAGCTTGAAACATTAAATCAGCTTGTTCATAATCATTACTAGAACATAGAATTTTTTTCCCCATTTCACCACAAAACCATTCACTTAAACATATAGCTCCGATTAGTGGAGTTTTTCCATTTTTTCTTCCAACTAAAAAAAGTACGTCTTGATATTTCCTAACGTACCTTCCAACTTCTTCATCATAAATTTTTATAGCAAATATAGCTTCTATAAAAGCTTTTTGCCATATTTCTAATATAAAAGGCTTCCCTGCATGTGGAGCTTCAAAGTGTTTACATTCTTTTTCTATAAAGTTAATCCTTTTATTAGAATCTTCAAAATCAACTTTAATTCCATGTAAATTTTGATATATAGGATCATTAGTTTCTAAGTAAACTATTTTCAACTGTGTATATAATTCTTGGCCGACAATTATATTGCCTTCTTCAACTTCTTTATAATACTCAGCTATATTACTCATATTACTCATAATCTCCTAATTCATCTTCTTCCTCTTCCTCTGTTCTACCTAAAACACCTGCAAGCTTTGATATATAATTTATATAATTTGCTCTTTGCTTTGTAAGTAGTTTAGAAATAGGTAATTCTTTTTGTAATGAAGGATTTTCTTTATTAACTTTAATTAAATTAGACTCTTTAACTATTTCATGCATATCATCTAATTCAACCTTTATTCTAGCACTTTCTAAAATAGCTCCATCAATTAAGCTCAGCACTTTTTCGTCAACGCCATCAAATAAAGATTTAATTCTTTTGTATTCTTCCTCAATTTTCAAGCATTATCACCCTCTTTTAAATTTTCTAGAAAAGTTTCAAAGAAAAAGTCAAAATTTCACTGTGTGTAAAAATGGCCTTGGGACTATTGACTTTTTTTATCTCCCCTAGATTCTAAAGTAGGGGGGGCTTATCTGTAGTCCTCAAACCATTTTTCAATATAACTTTTAAATTTATTATACTGATTGCTTCTAAAATCATTACAAGTTTTTAATCTAGATATACATTCTTCTTTACTAACATTAATAAAGATAGTCTCAGCTCCTAATTCATTTGCTAACCTATCTCTATCTATTGCATTAGGATATCCACCTATAACCCAAGCCCTATTGAATTTACCGTACCTAGTCTTAACATTATCTATAAGTAAGTTTCTAATGTTATATACATTGTACTTTAGCTTCTCAGGATTATTATACATATCTCCCATAGATACAGCCCTATACAACATATCCATTTCTATAACTAGATCTCCTTCTTCCATATTATCTTTCACATATGTTTTCTTACCTGCTAATGGTGGACCATAAATAATATATACATCTCTATCAAACTTTCTTTTCCTATTACCATAGCCATAACCAAATCTTTCATGAATCTTATTATGGCACTCATGACAAACTATTCTTACATTATCAGGATTCATTGAAACCATATAATCATTTACATTATCTTGTGTAAGTTCCTTTATATGGTGTACATGTAATTGTTTATCTATTAATATGTCTTTGCCACACTCAGTACACTTATTACCTCTTTCAGTAATTATCTTTTTTCTAAAGTCTTTCCATTCATCAGTTGAATAAAATGAATCTAAGTCCCACATAACTTACCATTCCTTTAACTCTAATTCTTTCTTTCTTAATTCTAAAATAGCTTCATCCATCTTAATCCTATGTGGATTGTCTCTCCATTTATCAGGCATCCTATTTTTCAAATAAAATACCATAGCTGCTGTATCAGGTTTAATATATATTTCTTCATCTACTAAAACAACTTCTTCTGTCTCTTTTACCTTCTTACCGTTATTGTATTCTACATTTTTTACTTTAACGGCTTTTTTAACTGTTTCTTTAAACCCTAAAGCTTTTTTAAATAAAGCATTTTCTACTTGTTTTACAGCACAAGCTTTCCCCTCTTTTAGGGGTGCCGAAAGTGCCGAGAACTTCTTTTTATATTCTCTAAATGTAGAATAAGCAATTCCTAAGTTTGTTGCTATTTGTTTATCACTTAAACCATCTTTAGCCCACTTCCTAACTTCTTCAAGTTTCGGTTCAACATGGGTAAAGTATTTAGACTTTCCCATCTAAACCACTTCCTTCTTTATAAAATAAAAAAGACTAGAAACTAATCTAGTCTTTGTTTAGATAAGCAATAAGCATTACCCTACTTATCGCTATCCCATTTCTCTTTTTTTCATATAGTCATCTTAGCAAGTTATCGGAGTTGCACCAATATAATTACTACCACTTGCATGTTACCAGGTGTAGGGACGAACACCTGGCTAAGCTAAAAAGTTTAGTGAGATTATAAAACCTTATGTATTTATAATTTTTCCACACTATCATTTTACTATTTTATAATCCCTATTAAAACCCCTTCTTTCCCCTCTTAAATCCCTAATGCATCTATTCCCCATAGCAAAACATTTAGTTCTTCTATTATCAAATCTGACCATCTTTTAGGAGAATTTTTGCCACAGTTTAATGCTTCTTGTATTTCTTCATTTGTCTTTTTATCTATGTAATGCATTTCAAATGCTTTAAACTTTTCTGATTCTAAATTATTCTCAAACTTTTCCTTAATTATTTCCATAGCACTTTCAACATATCCTACCATTTTTGCTGTTCTTATTTTACTTCTTGCTATACTCATTATCCATATATTATCTTTAGATCCCATTTCAACTTCTATTTCAAACTCCTCTATATCCTCATTTACATTTTCTATATGATTCTTTAAAGCAGTATAATTTTTCATAAGTAATCTTGTATTATGTAATCTTTTATCCTTTTGTTGCTTAGCCACCTCTTTTAAAACTTCTTTAGCTAATTCCTTTACTTCCTTATTGCTCATGCTCCCACCTCTTATACAATTGACATATACTTTATTATTGTGTATTTAGCCTCTTCAAATCCATCACAAACAACAACACAGTGTCTTTGTTCTCTTAATTTTTTAATCCACATTTTTTGTTTAGGTGTAGGCTTATTGCCATTCCATTTCATTTCTATATATAAGCCACAATATTCGCCTTTTGGTACTGGCAAATGTAAATCAGGTACTCCTGCTTTAACTCCTGCTTGTTTTAATCTAGCAGCTTCTAATTTATTTCTTTTCCCTCCATTTGGGATATGATGTATTAATTCTAATCCTGGATAAATATGTTCATTATATTTACACCATTGTATAAGATTAATTTGTTCACTTTCTTCGCTTCTTCTCATTTTTACTACTTCCTTTTTCATTTATTACAACTAGATCTTCTTCCCACCTACATTTATAGCAGCTATATCTACAATCTTTTTTATCTATTTTTAAATATGTATTACAGTTTCTACACTCTATATAAATACTTTCCATATGCTATTCCTTTGCTTAATTAAATATAGCTTCTAAATTTTCTATTATATAATCTTTCATTAAGTATTCATCAATTATATTCATTCCTGGTATATATAGATTTAAATTCTTAAATTCATATAAATTTAAGACTATATCTAATCCTTTTATATCTTCACATTTAGTTGTATTCTCATTTCCATCTATAACTTCATATTTATCAATTCGCTTTTTAACTTCTAATATATTTATAAATTTATAAAGCTTTTTTCTTTTTTCATCACTTATTTTCACACTTGTCCCCTCCTATACGCTCATTAAATGAATCTATGCTATAAAACATCAAATCTTCATTTCCAACAGCTATTACAAAGTTATATCCTTTTCTTATTACGTTCCAGTTATGTTCTGCAGTTTTAAACGTATTTTTAGTTATATTTGGAGTTTTCCTATTATTTACAAAATATCTAATAAAATCATCTTTAGTAAAAACTCTATATCTAAATGTATCTATATTATAAAATCCCGTATTTATCAATCTAATTGGTTGTGGTTTTGGGATTGGTCTATTTGTGTATTTAAAAACTTTTCCAGTTTCTCTTAACTCTTTACTTTTATTTCTATCTTGTTGCTCCTTTATCTTTTTAAATATATTACTCATATTCTCACCCTTCCATTGATAAACGAATTATTTTATCTAGTAAGCCCTAAATAAGTATCTGTCCTATACGGCTTTATTGATAATATACAGTAACCTTTTTCTAATCCATAATTTCCACCATCTAATTTATATATTATTTCAAATAAACAATCTCTACCTGTATAATCATTATCAAACTCACTTAGTCTAATTAAATCTCCTACCTTAAAATGTCTATCATCTTTTCTTATTTCAAATCTCTTTTCTCCACTTGTAACTTTCTCATAAAATTTCGGTAATATTTTCAATTCATGTAATTTCATATCTAATCTCCTTAAATAAAAATTATATTTTATATAAATGAATTATTTTATTTATATCTTTGAATTTTTAGTTCTTGTCTTAGTTCGCTAAATAAATCGTTAATTTCTTTTACTGAATACTCTTTTCCATACATCCTTTTTATATAACGTTGCGTTTGTCCTATATTATTTTGAATATAGCTTATTGAATGTAGCATTGAGCTAATTTGTTCATTACGTAATTTAATTACTATTTCCTGTTCCTTTTTAGCTTCTTTTCTTTCCGTTCTAGCTTTCCCAGCATGATATTTACCACAATACTTAGTAGTTGGTTGAGTTGTCTTAAACTTTTTCCCACAATACTCACATTTCTTTATATACATTTAAAACATCCCCTTTTATATAAATTTTTCAATCTCCACTTTATACTCAATTTTATATCTTTTTCTAAATAGTCTTTTAGCTGCTATAGCTTCATTGATACTGTGTCTTTTAGCACCTAAATACTCACACGCTTTATTAATACTTTTAAATTCCATTGTTTCATTTTTTAATGTATCTTCAATCATTAAAGGCTTACTTTCAACTTTTCTTATAGGCTCTAAAGATTGTATTCTATATTTCTTTCTAAATAGTCTATTATGCTTTATATAAGTTGTTATATCTGCCCTTCTCATATTTAAAAATTCGCAACAATCATCTAAGTTATCAAATTCAATTTCTTTACTTTCAACTTCATCTAAAACTTTTACTTTATAGTTATGTTTTTGATTAGTTCTTTTAGTTTTTTTAGTTTCAAAGTCCTTGATATTTTCAAGTACTATATGCTTTACAGCTTTTCCTATAGTTAATTTAGGATTTAATATACAAGCTAATAAAGCCATATAATTTTCTGTATAATCAAAATCATAAGTATTAGAATAGTTCACCCTCTTCACCTCTTATTTTTACTTTCTTTCTAATTCCATTGTTTCAGCTTCTTCTAATGTAAACTCATTCCCACATTCACATTTAAAAGTTGAATTATCATCAAACTCTACATCTTTTTCAAAACTATCTGGTTGTTTGCAGCAAGGACATACAATAACATAAATAGACATTATACTCATCTCCTTCTATCAGCTATATAAGCTAAAATTTCAATTCCACCAAATATAAAAATTAAATAATATATAAAAATATATAAATCTTTCATCTTTCGCTTTATCCTTAATTCATAACTGGTTTTGATTTAAAAAATACTTGTTGAGCTTCTTTCCAAACTAATCTAAGTTCAGGATCTTCTCTTTCTACAAGTTGTTTCATATCTAACCCTTTAACTTTGCATATCTCTTTTACTAAATACTCTAGTTTTATAGCACTTTCTGTTATATCCATTGTTTACTCAATCCTTTTCAAAATTTATTAACTTATTTATTTTCTTTTAAAAATTCCTTAGCTTTTTCTTTTGGATACAAGAAAACACATTTTGAATACCCTTTTAGTAAGGTTCTAGTGGAACAAGCTTCTTTATCGCAAATATTTTTATGAGTACATACTTTTCCATCTACAGCAAATAAACAATTTGTATTTTTATCTTTTTCTATTCCCATATCTGCCACCTCATTCTTTATACTTTCGCATTCTTGCATATATGTAAGGCTTTCCATTATGTTCATTTAAATAAATCTCATGGTCTATAAATACATATCCTGGATTCGCCTTTTCCATTTCTTCTTTTACTAAATCTCTAAATCTAACCATATTATTTATTTTCTTCTTACTAAACTTTGAGTGATTTCTAGTTATACGTGGATCTTTTAAGTTTTTGCTACTACACCATCTCTTTTTTCCTTTAGGGTCTTTGCACAAATAAGTTGCAACTCCAGTTAACCAAAGTTCATCTGTATCTAACTTACGTATGTTATTCCTTCTTCCAAGCTTCCATGACCCTTCTATATCTTCCATAGATAGTATTGAGTTCATTATTACATGGTGATGGCATCTAATCCCTTTAGGGCCTTCTGAATGCTCTGTAACATATACGTATTTAAGTTCCACGTCCAACTCTTTTTTCTTAATTAATCTTTTCAATCTTCTTATAAAATTTTGCATATCTTTTTTAGCTTGTTTATGATCCTTTGGTAAATTCTCATTAGAATATGTAAATGTTATAAAAAAATCTCCATCGGTAAAATTAGTATTAATTTTTCTTATAAAGTTCTTTTGTGCATTCTTATTATTTAAATTCCTTTGAGTTTCTTTATTCTTTTTCATTTTCCACTCTTTAGGCATTTCTGATTTTAGATAGGTTGGATATGTTTCTACTTCTCTAACAAATCCACTATCTATCGTTTTTGTTACATATGAGCATTTAGTTCTAACATCTATAATTTGATTTATTTCATCTTCATCTATATCAGCTTCTAATACTCGTGTATGTAATCTTTCATAATCACTATCTATAAATTTATTTCTTTTGTCCCTCATTTTTATTTCACCTATTACTTTAGTTTTATATATAACATGGTTGATTTGTTAATACTTATTACAAGCCTATTTAAGAGCCTTAGCTCTAATTAAATTTTTAGGTCTGTACAAGCAAACTCTTATACAGACGGTTTATACTCTTCAATTAAATCATTTTTATTTGGAGGTAGATTAGCTTTGTATTTAATATCTAAAACAGCTTCTACATATCCAAAATCTCTTTGATTATTCTCAAATAAAAATTCAAGCATTTTACCTAAATTCTCTATATTTTCTTTACTCATTTAATCACCTCTCAAATGACTTAATTATATTTTATTCCACTTTGTGGAGTTTGTAAAGACTTTTTGTGGAATTTTTTGTTTTTTTGTGGAATTAAAAGTATTGTTTTGTGGAATTTTTTATTGTATAATTACACATGAGGTGTTATTCATGATACAAGATAGGATAAAGAAATTGAGAAAGTATAATAAACTTAATCAAGAAGAATTCGCTGATCGAATTTTTTTAAAAAAATCAGCAATATCTGCGTATGAAAATGGAACAAGAGAAGTTCCTGAAAGAGCAATAAACAATATTTGTTCTGCTTTCAATGTTAATAAAGATTGGCTAGTTAAGGGTGAAGGGGAAATGTTAGTAGATTTAGCTGCTGAAACTGATTTTCCAGATGAAGTAAAGACACTACTTAGAAAATATCAATCTCTTAATGAGAATGATAGAAAAGCTATCGAACAACTTATTAATACATCATACGAAAATAATCTAAAAAAGAAGATTAATAATTAATCTTCTTTTTTTGCGTCTATGTATCCTGATATATAATAAAAATCTTCTTGTGAATTTTCAAATATTAATTGTAATTTTTCTCCTAATTCTATTAATTCGTCTTTTTTCATTTGTCTTAACGCTCCCTAAATAATATTACTTTATAATCCTAAAATTTCCTTTAATCTGCCCTATTAATTTAAACTTAGTTTTTTCTAGTTTCAAAGGATCATAAAAACAACTTTCAAATTGCAACTTAATATTATCTTCGGATTTAAAATATCTTCCTAAAATAATTTCTTTATTTTCAATTATTCCAATCACAAGGCTCCCATTTATAGCCTTACTCATTCTATCAACTACAATATAATCATTTTTTAATACTCCGATTTCAATCAATCTATTATCCATAACCCTATATATAAAATTATCTTTTCCTAAAAGTAAGCTAGACGGTAATTTTATCGTTTCAGATATACTTTCCTTAATTTCTAATTCATCTTTTAGAAATTCAATTATTGGTAATTCGATAATCTCTTGATTCAATCCAGGTATAAAATTTTCTTCTTCTAGAATTTCAATTGCTCTAGGTTTAGCCGGATCTCTTTTTATTAATCCTAGTTTTTCAAGTTTATTCATATGGAAGTGAACGGTAGATGTTGATTTAATTCCCGTAATGCCACATATTTCTCTAACAGATGGTGGATATCCTTTTGATTTGATTTCACACTTTATTGATTCTAAAATTTTTGTTTGATTTTGACTTAGATTTACCATTTTAAATAAACATCTCCCTACTTTTAAACATATTGGTATGACTAATTTTCAACAAAATACCAAACGTACGTTCTGTGTAATTATAGGAAAATATTAACATAAATTTAACATTGTGTCAAACGTACGTTCTGTTTTTAAATAAAAAAACTAGCAACTTAGTTGCTAGTTTTTCATTTAACCTCTTTATCCCATTTATTATTTTCAAATATGTAATTAACAGAATCAAAAGGATCTTCTTGTGTAACTGTTAAATCAATTTTTTTATACTTACCTTTTAATTCATCTTCAATTAAATTTCTAATTTGCGTTACAATTCCAACTCTTAATATATCACCTTTATAAAATAGCTCTACATCTATGCTATCTTTCTTAACATAATATTTACTTCCAGTTAAGTTTAAAGCTTCATTAAATGTAAGCTGTTTATCTAATTCACTATTTTCTATTTCTTTAGTTCCACATCCAACTATAAAAAGCATTGAACAAGTTATTAATGATATTAAAATTATTATTTTCTTCATTCAAGTAACTCCCTTTTTTGTTTTTATTATATTACTTATTTTTTTTCGATTCAAGAGAATTAGATTTTAATATGATAAATCCCTAATTTGTGGTTATATTTAAAATCGGTTTTATTTAATAAAAAAGAAGGGAACTTCTTTAATAGTATTTAATAGTATTTAATAGTATTTAAAGTATTTAGACAAGCATCAAACCATTGAAATTACTATTGGGAAATGAAGGAAATATGTCAAGTTAAGGATTTAATATGTCAAGTTAAGGATTTAATATGTCAAGTTAAGGATTTAATATGTCAAGTTAAGGATTTAATATGTCAA